GGCGATTTTTTCTTTCTCCTTGTAAGTGGGCTAAGGATTTGCCCGGCGTTGATTGTTTGGGAATGTCCGGCGCGGTAAGGTATAAGTACGTCCAGCCGGAGACGTCTAATTCTCGTTTCTTTTCTTCTTTTCTTGATGAGCGTGCTATAGATTTATCAGGTCTGCCTGGTCCTGACTTGGATATAGTGAACTCTGAATTCGTTCCTCCCTCGTTCGATGATTTATACACGCATATTCGTGGGTTTGGCTTAAAGAATCCGGATGTTCGCACGGCCTCGAGCACTACCTATGCAGGGCTCTTTCGAGAGTTGGCAGGTGTCGAGGGGTGGGGGCCCCGTATTTCTGGATGGCTAGATCCGCGAGTATTTCCGAAGGTTAGCGTGCCTTCACGGACGAGCCCGGGGATTCGGTGGAAGAGGTTGGGCTATAAGACCAAGCGCCAGGCGCTGATGCCTGCTGTAGTAGAGGCCACGAAGGTGCTGGAAAGGATGGTGAACAGTGGGGAAACTTACGACGTCCCTCCTTGCGGGGTTGCCGGCCGAGGCAAACGCATGGATATAAACAGGGACCGTCATGCGGAAGGGAAGAAGGAGGGTAGACTGATCGTCATGCCGGACTTAGTCCGGCATTTGATGGGCACCCTAGCTTCTGGACCCTACATGGCTGAATGTAAGAAGTTGTCGAAGGAGAACGGCGGGATCTTGCTGGGTACTGGCCCTTTCTCGGAGTCATATCAAGATATATGGAATTGGTGCGGCGACGCGGACCATTTCGTATTTATTGACTTCAAGGGCTTTGACTCGAGGGTGCCATCCGAGCTATTATCTAGGGTCATGGATCACGTGGCGTCTAGATTTGAGCCGGGTCGCGGCACTAGGGCTTATTGGGACTCTGAGTATAAGCAATTGGTTAAGACGGAGATTGCTATGCCAGATGGCGTGGTTTATCGGAAGCAACAGGGTGTTGCCTCCGGTGATCCCTGGACTTCCATTGCTGGGAGCTATGCCAACTGGATTATACTTAAGAGGTGCCTAAACGCCCTCGGAGTCAAGAGCAAGATTTGGGCGTTTGGTGACGATTCGGTTGTTGCGATTTACGGTGTGGGGAAGGGGTATAAATGTCTGGAGAAGATTAAGAAGCGGGCGTGGGACGAATTTTCGATGGTGGTTAGCCCAGAGAAATCGTACGAGTCTGACCACTTGGTGGGAATCGATGGTGAGCCAGAGGTTCACGTGGAGGGGTCTTTCCTGTCCATGTACTTCACGGCCACCCCGATGGGTATCAGACCCACGCGACCGCTTCAAGATCTTTATGAGATGTTCCTCGTCCCTGAGCGCAATCGCAACGAGCTTCATTGGGAGGTGGTGAGGACCAGTATGGCTTACCTCACGTTCTATTACAACGAGAACGCGAGGTACGTTATTCACGAGTACTGGGACTGGCTTCATCACCGCTTCAAAGTCCCTGAGCTCACCGGAAGTCACTCAGATCTCTCTCTCCTTCGAGAAATGGACATCCCCTGGTCGTCTTTCCGGCTGGAGTGGTTATCTAGACTCCCTCGCCCGGGGGAGGTTGAGCTCATGTACAAGTACGGGCACGTAGGCTTTTATCCGCCTGTTCTGTGGGGAGCGGTGTACTCCAGAATTGAC